CTTTAACTAATGATCCTTGTATGTATGGTATGTATATGGGTGTTTACGAGCGTGAAGTATTAGAGAAGATAGATATTCCTGTGCCTAAATCTAAAGCAGAATCTATCGAGTATGAATTGACTTGGACAGATGCCTATTGTAAGGCTGCTAAAAATGTGCGCCTTGCTTTTACAGATTTGACTGATAGCAAAGCCAAAAGAAAAGAAGTAGTATTTGGTCGTGAGAACCTTGTTTTAGAAAATGACTTTCTAATCAAATATAAAGGTAACTGGGGTCAATCAGTAGTCTAAACTAGGACTAAGACTTAGGAGTTGTTTTGGCAATTACAAACGGATACGCAACCTTGGCTGAAGTCAAAGCCGCCTTGCGTATAACAGATAACATTGATAACACTTTGCTTGAAATGGCGGTTGAATCAGCCTCAAGACTTATAGACGGATTTGCCAGCAGACAATTTTATTCTTATGGAACTGCGGTGCGATATTTTGTTGCGCAGGATGATTTCGTTGTTGAAGTTGATGATTTAGCAAGTGGAACAGTTACTATTCAAACAGCCTCAGATGCTGACGGAATTTTTGATACAACTTGGGATACTGACGATTATCAACTCGAACCTTTGAATCAAGTTTTAGATGGCATTCCCTGGGTTTTCACATCTATAAGAGCAGTTGGTGATTATTTGTGGCCTATCAGCGGGGGAGAGGCTTTAGTTAAGGTAACAGGAACTTATGGCTGGCCGTCTGTCCCAGTAACAATTACACAGGCTTGCATAATTCAAGCATCAAGAATTTACAAACGTTTAGACAGCCCAATGGGTATTGTCGGATTTGGCGATCTTGGCGCAATTCGCGTATCTAATCAACTCGATCCAGATGTAGCACAATTGGTCCAACCATACAAAAGAATGCGAAACTTTATTTAATGGCATCCATCTCAACGCTTAGAACAGGTTTAGCAACAAGACTTGCAACAATTTCGGGTTTAAGAACTTCATCATTTATGCCTGACAACCCAAATCCACCGATTGCTGTTGTGATGCCATCAAGTGTTTCCTATGACGACACTTTTAACAGAGGGATGCAAACCTACGTTTTCAACGTGTTAGTTATCGTTGGCAGAGTTTCCGAAAGAACCGCTCAATCAAACTTAGATGGCTTTGTTTCAAGCACAGATGCATCAAGCATAAAACTGGCAATTGAGGGCGATAAAACTTTAGGTGGAAGCGCATTCGATACCAGAGTAACTGAGATGAGAAATTACGGACAACTATCTATACAAGATATACTTTACCTCACAGGAGAATTTACAGTTCTCGTGTACGCAGACTAAGGAGAAATATAAATGGCAAAATTTGCTGCAACAGATTATTTTGTTTCCGTTGCGGGAACAAACTTTTCTCAAAACCTAAACTCAGTTGAACTAGCAATAGAGGCTGACGATTTAGAAACAACCGCTTTCGGTCAAGGATTTAGAACCAGAATCGGTGGATTACAACAAGCATCACTCACACTAAACTTTATGCAAGATTTCGGTGCAGGTTCAGTTGATGCAGTATTATCACCATTGCTTGCAACGCTCGCAACAGTAATAATCAGACCAACAAGTTCAGCAGTATCATCAACTAACCCAAGTTACACAATGACAGCATTGGTTACTCAATACAGTCCATTCGCCAGTTCCGTAGGTGATTTGGCCAGCCTATCGGTCACTTTCCCGATAAGCGGAACAGTAACCAGAGCAACCGCTTAAAACAAAAAGGAAACAAATGAAAATCAATCTGCGCGTGAAATACAATGATGGTATTTCAAAAGAAATAGTTTGTTCAGCAAGAGACTTAGTTGCGTTTGAAGAAAAGTACAGCAGGTCAGTCGCAAAACTCGAATCCGAGTTCAAACTGACTGATCTGCTTTTTCTTGCGTGGCATAGTGAAAAAAGAACCAACTCTGTTAAAAAAGAATTTGATAACTGGTTAGATGAAGTTGATGAGATTGGTGTAAGCGAGAACGACCCAAAATAATACCGCTCGGAGAAAACTCTGAGCATTGGTTTATTGCTTACCTTTCTTGTGAAACAGGTATCGCTCCGTCTTTGCTATTACAAGAGTCTGATCGTATGCTTTTCACTATGGGTATGTATCTGCGTTGGAGAGCAACCGAACAAAATAAGAGGTAAACGTGGCTATAACTATTCAAACCGAAGTTCGCGGTTTACGAGAAACCCTTTTAGAACTTAAACAATTAGATAAAACTCTTTATGATCAACTGAATACTGATGTGAAAAATTTTGCAAAACCTTATGCAAGGAGCATTCAAAATGCTTTACCTAGAACTGCACCACTTTCAGGTTTTACACATACAGGAGAAACTTCTTTTGATACATCCAAAAATAAAACGGAAGTTAAAACAAGCACAAAAAAACCTAGTGCAGGTAAACCAACATCACTCTTAAAAGTTGTTGTTTTGGGTCGAGGTATGGCCATTATTGATATGGCTGGTCGTAAAACTTCTTCAGGTAAAACCTCAGGTAGATCAAAACCATCAAGGCGCAGACCAAATGGTTATTCATTGAACGGACAAGGCACAGCGTTAATTAAAAACTTAAATAGGGTTGCTGGGGCTTCGCGTTATATTTGGCCTGCCGCTTTGAAAAATCAGAATTTGATTGATAATAGTATTGAGCGATCCTTACAAGAAGCATCCGCGAAAGTTAACAGAAACTTATTGGTGGTCAAATAATGGCAATTATTGTTCCCATTCTCACCCAATTTGATGATAAGGGTATTAAATCCGCTGTAAGAGAATTTCAAAGAGCCAAAACTGGTTTAGATAAATTTGGTGCGACAGGCAAAATATTTGATCAACTCGGACAAACTTTAACAAAAAATGTAACAGTCCCAATGCTCGCTCTTGGTGGAGCAATTGGGTTTATGGTCAAAGAGGCCATTGAAGCACAGGCAGCGACTTCAAGACTTAGACAAATTTTATTAACTACTGGTGGCGCAACAGAGCAAGGTGTTGAGGCTTTACTTAAACAGGCTTCCGCTTTAGAGAAAGTTGGTGTTGCTTCAAGAGAAAGCATTGTCACAACCCAATCACAACTTGCAACTTTTGATTTACAAGGTGAAACAATTGCAAAACTTACACCTGCAATCTTAGATTATGTGTTAGCAGAAAAAGGTGCTGCCGCCACAGGTGACGATTTTAAGCAAATGACTAATGGTCTTGCTCAAGCCTTGAATGGACAATTTGGTTCTTTAACACGAGTGGGTTTTGTTCTTGATGAAGCGACTAAAAAAACTATTGCTAATGGAACTGAATCAGAACGTGCAGAGGCTCTCGTTAAAGTTTTGACTTCTACTTATGGTGGTTTTAACGAGGCTCTTGCGAAAACTCCTGAGGGAAGAATAATTCTTTTACAAAGAGAGTTCGGTGATTTAAGGCAAGAATTAGGTGGAGTCTTTTTACCAATCGTTTTGCAGATAAGTGATGTTATTAAAAAATCGTGTTATTCCTGAAGTTGCAAAATTGGTTGATAAATTTAAGTCTTTGAGTCCTGAAACCTTAGAAACAGGTTTGAAAGTCTTGGGTTTAATTGCAGTTCTTGGACCATTAGCAATTGTTATAGGAAAAGTCATTGGGGCTATTTCAACTTTTATTGCGGTTTTCAAAGTATTATCTTCAGTTTTATTAAAAAATCCAATATATGCAGTAGCAGCACTACTAGCAGTTTTAGTTGTTGCGTTGATCCACGCTTTTCAAACCTCTGACAAATTCCGTCAAGGAATACAAAAACTGGGTAACGCTTTTATTACTTTTGTTGAGGGCGCACTTAATTTTGTTATTGATCATATGAATCTGTTTTTGAAAGGAATGAATTTAGTAATTAGAGGCCTGCAAATGTTTGGTGTTGATGTTAAAGAAGTTGGTCAAATAGCACCAGTCGCACTTAAACGCATAAGTCTTTCAACAGTTGAAGCATCAAACAATATGGGTGCTTTAGCAGCACAAACAGATACTTTAGGTGTTGAGATTTCAGAAACAGTTGTACCAAGCGTTAATCGGATGAACAAAGGCTTAGAAAAGACATCTGAAGAATTGAAAAAGGTTAAAGAGGCAGCGAAAAATGCTGCGCAAATTGTTGTTGACAAACTTGAAGAATCTTTACGTAAAGCAGAATCAGCCCTTGAAGATGTTCGTGGCAAGTTCAATAACTTTAAGAATGCTATTGGTAGCACAATCACAGGAATCTTAAACTTTGGTAAAGCCGCTGAATCAGAAAACTTCTTAAAAGGATTATCAGATCAAGCAACCCAAGCAACAGTTTTTGCTGACAAAGTTAAACAACTTGTTGTCCTTGGATTAAACGAAAGAGCAATTAGAGAAGTTCTGGATGCAGGTTTTGAGGCTGGTTCTAAGATTGCTGACAACATCATCACAGGTGGGGCAACAGTTGTTGAGCAGGTAAACACTCTTGTTGATTCAATATTTAATGTTGCAGATTCAGTTGGTGAGTTCGGTGCTGTTGCTTTCTATGATGCTGGTGTCAAGCAGGCTGAGGCTATGGTTGCGGGGATAAAATTTGCTTTGGATCGTGCTAGAGCAGACTTAAAATCAATTGTTGATGGTTTGGCAACAACAGATGTTGTGACAACTACAACTTCAAAAGTTAAAAAAACAAAAGAAGATATACGAACTGTTCTTCCACCTGATACATCAGGTTTTGGATTAAATAGATTTAGTCGTTTAGCAAAAGGTGGAATAGTAAGTTCTCAAAAAACAATAACTGTTGGTGAGGCTGGACCTGAAGCAATTATTCCTTTATCAGGTGCTAATTCAGCCAAAATGGGAAACACATTTAACATTGTTGTTAACGCTGGAATTGGAACATCAGGTGCACAAGTTGGTAAAGAAATTGTTGATGCGATAAAAAAGTTTGAAAAGACTTCTGGCCCAGTCTTTGCGAGTGCGTAATGTCAGTTCCTGCCACAACTGTTGAAGTTGGTTTTGATTTATCCGCTCTTGGTGGACCATTCTTTATCCTTGATGACCCTGTTCAAGGTGTTTTAGATAATACTGAATACACTCTTGGCGGAACTTTATTTTATGATGTTTCAGAATTTGTAAGAAACGTTTCTGTAAGACGTGGTAAGTCAAGACAGTTAGATCGTTTTACCGCTAGTGTTGCTACTGTTGAATTTAATAACAACTCTCGCGCTTTTGACCCTGAAAACGCAGCAAGTCCTTTCTTTGGGCAAATCATTCCTAAGAGAACAATCAAAATTGAAACAGGTGGTTCAGCAGTCTTTTATGGTGTTGTGGATGATTGGAATTTAAGTTATGACCTTTCGGGTCTTTCAACAACTGATGCTGATTGTGTTGATGGTTTTACTTTGTTGGCGCAGAGGGCTTTGTCAGCGCACACAGCGACATCAGAACTTTCAGGTGCAAGGATTAACGCTATTTTGGATAGAAGTGAAGTTAATTGGCCAGCATCATTGAGAGACATTGACACAGGTTCACAAACACTTCAGGCAGATGTTGTTGCTGATGGAACAAACGTTTTGGAGTATTTGCAACTTGTTACGGATACTGAACCTGGTTCAATTTTTATTGGCGCAGATGGTTTCTTTGTTTTTAAGGATAGAAGTGTTGCACCTGTTTCAGCGGGTCAGGTCACGTTCTCTGATGATGGAACAGGTGTGAAATTTAGTGATGTCCAAGTTGTTTATGGTTCAGAACTTTTGTATAACTATGTTCAGGTTGAAAGAAATAATGGTGGCACAGCAATCGTGTCTGATACTGATTCGATAAACTCTTATGGTCAACAAGCGTTGATTTTGGATAATCTTTTGATGAACTCTGATGCTGATGCTTTGGAGTTGGCTAACTATTTACTTTCCCAATATTCTGAACCTGAATACAGGTTTGAGACTTTGACAGTTAAACTTGAGGCTTTATCAAGTGGTGATCAGGCAGATGTTCTTGGTCTTGAAATAGGAGATGTTGCCAGAATTAAATTTACCCCCAATAACGTTGGCTCGCAGATAGACAAATTCGCATCCATTATTAGAATTGATCACAACATACAACCCGCTTCACACCAAATTACTTTCGGTTTCCAAACATTAGATTATACTAGCCTTGTGTTAGATGATAGCGAGTTTGGTTTGTTAGACACAGGCAGATTAGGTTTTTAAGGAGTTTTAATGGGTTCTGGTTATAGAACGTTCACCGCTGGGGAAATTTTGACGGCCTCGAATGTCCAGAATTATTTACAAGATCAAGCAGTAATGGTTTTCTCTGGTACTGCTGCACGTTCATCTGCTATTGGTACAGCAAACTTTGAAGAAGGAATGCTTACTTATTTAACTGATGTCGATAAGTTACAGGTTTATACAGGTGCTGCATTCGAAGATGTGTATCCTGCTGCTGCTTCTAATCAGGGTTTGACTCTGATAAATACAACTAGTTTTAGTGCAGTAGCAAGTCAATCTATAACACAGTTTTCTGCAACTTATGAAAATTACAGAAT